TTGTCTACCAAAGGTGGGTTAACTTGGATAAAAGGCAGAAGTGGCGCAACTGGTCATCGTTTAACCGATACCGCAAGAGGTGTTACAAAATCACTTGCATCTAACTCTACTGACGCAGAAGCAACTGAAAGCACAGGATTAACTGCGTTTAGCACAACTGGATTTACGATTGGTGCTGATGCGGATTACAACACATCTGCGGCTACTTATGTTTCATGGACATTCCGTAAACAAGCAAAGTTCTTTGATATTGTGACTTATACAGGGAATGGGTCAACTCAGACAATTGCACATAATCTTGGAAGTGTCCCCGGTTGTATTATTGTTAAAAATACATCAGATTCTACTAATTGGCCGGTTTATCATAGAGGATGTAGCGGGACAGGCGACACTATAATACTTTTAAACGATACGTATATTGCACAAACTAATACCGCTTTTAATAATGCTCTACCAACTTCAACTAATTTTCAAGTCGGAAATCCAAGCGGTACAAATGGCACAAACGCCAATGGTAATACATACGTTGCCTACCTATTCGCCCATGACGCAGGAGGCTTTGGCCTAACTGGTACAGACAATGTGATTTCGTGTGGAACATACACTACTGATGGCAGTGGCGTTGCAACTGTAAGTTTGGGCTATGAGCCTCAATGGGTTTTAACCAAAGCAACTAGTGGGATTTACGGAGAAACAAATTGGGTTATTGCTGACAATATGCGTGGTATGCCAGCACCTCCTACAACTGACGGGGTTGGTGGATTATTTCCAAACACTTCAGGCGCAGAAGATAATAATTTCAACAGAAGTGTTCACCCAACAAGTACAGGTTTTGTAGCAAATCAATATGCGTCAACACCCTACATCTACATAGCCATTCGCAGAGGCCCGATGAAAGTGCCTACTGTGGGGACGAGTGTGTTTAGTCCTAACACTTCATCAGGCACAACAGGTACAGCTATTACAACTGGATTCCCCGTTGATTTATCAATTTCTCAGTATCGTTTGGGAGACCCAGCGTTTTGGGGTGACAGACTTCGCGGAGTAGATACAACAACTGTGGGGACGTCCACACCTCGCTTAAAAAGCGATGGCACTGGCGCAGAAACTTTATCTAGTTTCACTAGGAATTGGGGCAGTACTGGAATTACAATATCTAGTAACTACAGTGGTTTGTCTACTATTTACTGGAACTTCAGACGCGCCCCTAGCTTCTTTGATGAGGTTTGCGATACAGGGACGGGTGTAGCAAAAACTGTGACGCATAACTTAGGAGTTATGCCCGAATTAGTAATTCGAAAAAGTAGAAGCAACACAGGGCCATATTGGTTAGTTGGGTCAACATATTTATCATATGCCAATGATGAATATTTAAAACTATCTACAACTGGCGCAATATCTGCTGGAGGTGGTAGTTATTGGAATAGCACAGCCCCCACTTCGTCTGTGTTTAGTGTTGGAAATAATTCGTATTCAAATGGTAACGGATACACATTTGTGACTTACCTTTTTGCAACTCTTGCAGGTATTTCCAAAGTAGGCTCATACACAGGCAATGGCTCAACTCAAACAATTGATTGCGGATTCGGTGCGGGTGGTGCAAGGTTTGTTCTTATCAAACGCACAGACTCAACGGGTGATTGGTATGTATACGACACAGCCCGTGGCATGACAGTATTGACAGACCCATATTTATGGTTAAACGATTCAGTAGCTGAAGTGGCAACTCTTGGCTCTGTTACAACAGTCTCAACAGGCTTTGCTTTAAATGCGGCAATTACAGTAGCAATTAACACAAGTTCAGCAAGCTACATCTTTTTGGCAATCGCATAAGGAAAAATCATGCAAATACGAATTCGCGCAACAGGTCAAGTGCTTTTACAACACGAGTGGGAAAAGTGGGTCGCCCAAACTTACGCCAAATCTTTGAGTGGCATTACCGAAGAGGCGGTCAATAGGTTTGAATCAGACATTGTGTTTGAAGGCCCACAAGCATCAGGTGGTACGGTATATCAATACTCACAGCAAGACGGCGTTGAGCAGATTGATGGCAAGTGGTACACCAAGTATGTGCTTGGCCCTGTCTTTACAGATGGTGAGACAACTGCCGCAGAACAAGAAGCCGCTTACAAAGCCATTAAAGACGCAGAGCAAGCCAAGTCTGTACGCACCTCACGCACGGAAAAGCTCAAGGACTGCGACTGGACTCAGATTTCTGATAGCACTGCGGATAAAACTGCATGGGCTACGTACCGTCAAGCATTGCGTGATGTTACTGCTCAGTCTGGCTTCCCTTGGACAATCACTTGGCCTGACGCGCCCTAATCATGAAAGACTGGACTGAAGCAATCATTGCGGCAGTCTCTATCACTGCGTTTATTGTTTTTGGTACGTACATAATTGCATGGAGTGTGGTGTGATAAATGCGTTGGCTCATACTGTTACTGCTGTTGGGGCTAGTTGGAGCCGTAGCCAAGAGCGGATGCCATGTGCGCGAGTTCTATGGGATTGCTTACACAGTCCACGACCCAACCCTGCGGCACAGAGAGATGGTAGCGTGGCTCGACAAGAATGCGCCCTATTGCAAGACAACGGATTACGTGGTCATCTGGAACAATCTGGGCGAATGGGCGGGAACGGCAGACTCACCAAAGATTAGAGAGTTAGTCATTCATGGGTACAAAGAGGCACAAGAGCGTGAAAAGAAATGATCGACACCATCAAATTATTTCCGACCGTTCAGCCGTCTGGGTATCCAGACAAGCATGACCTTGCTCAGAAAAAGATGGAAAGACAGCATGAAGTTAACAAGGCAAATGAGTTAGCCAAACAGAAACAGGTGCAGTTGCAAGACATAGGGTTTGAGATTTACTGCAAGAAGACAGTGCAAGACCGGCTCCGTATGGAGATATTTAACAACCGCAAACTGGATGTATACGTGTAATGGTTACAAAGAAACCCCCAGCCAAGGTAGCGCCTGTCAAACAGCGTACACCCAAGCCCAAACCAGAACAGATAATCAATGTATCTATTTCTGAGCCAGCCCCTGTCAAGCCTGAAGCTAAGAAAGACGACAGCACCGTTGGTAAAGTGATTGGTTTAATTGAATGGGTGGACAATCCTTTCAAGTTGTTTACGGTTATCCTGCTGTCGTTCTTGTTCTTTGCGGGTTATTTTGCTTGGGACTCACGTACAGTCATTTTGAACGCCATTACAAGCTCAAGCCACCAGCCCCAGCTTAAAGAAATCAAAGTGCTGGAGCACATAGCTGAAAAACTGAAGAAAGACTTAGAAGCTGAGACTGTGCTGGTTCACAAAGTAGCTCTGGTAGTTAATAGCCGGATTACGCTACTTGCGTATGGCCCAAAGGGTCGAGACATAACGCTTGATGGCTATAACTCTACCTTGTTTGGCAAAGATGCCACCCGTAACTCTGCCGTAATTGCAATGATGAATGGCGAGGTGCATTGCGATAAGCTTGTGGCCTCTGGTAAAACATCAGACTGGGAAGAGAAACAAGGCGTAGGCTACATCTGCCGTGGTTCAATACCACCTGAAATGGGTGCATTTGAGGGGTACATCTCTGTGGGCTTTACCAAAGAACCACAAGACCTTGGCGCAGTCAAAACCCGTATCAACCTAGCCGCCACTGAAATGGCTAAATAAGGAGTAACCATGCTTGATATTCTTTCCGGTGGACTGATGGGTTCCATCTTTGGTGGGCTGTTCCGTATGGCCCCCGAAGTGCTCAAATATTTTGACAAGAAGAACGAACGCCAGCACGAGTTGGCAATGTTCAAAAACCAATGCGACTTGGAAGCCCAGCGCGGCCAGCAGAAATTGGCTGAGATTGGCGCACAGCGTGAAGCCGCTATTGACGTAGGTGTTATGGATGCGTTTAACAACGCCATCACCCAGCAGGCCGAGATGGTCAAAGCCGCAGGCGGTTGGGTAGCCAGCCTTTCAGCTTCTGTCCGTCCGGTGGTTACCTATTGGGTGCTGTTTGTTTGGTCGTTCATCCACGTATGGTTTGCATGGAACGCATGGCTTGCCGGTGCGCCTGCCGTAGAAGTGTTTAAGACCATGATGACACCTGACTTCTCAGCCCTGTTGTCTGGGACAATTAACTATTGGTTTCTTGATCGTACTTTAAAGCAAAGGGGTATTTAAATGGCACACGCAAACAACTGTTTAGTTCACGAAGACGGCCCATGCACCTGTGGATTTGAAGAGATTCTTGAAGACGAGGCAAGAGAAGCCGAACAAGAGCATCTTGAACAAGAATGAACCTAGAACTAGCCGCTGAACTGTGCCGCCGGTATGAAGGGTATCGGGCTAAGCCCTACCTTTGTCCGGCTGGCGTGGCTACGATTGGCTACGGTTCTACCTACTACGCAGACAAACGCAAGGTAACTTTGGAAGACGCTCCGATGGACGAACCTACGGCTAGGGCGCTTTTAATGATTGAGCTTGAGCACACGTACCTACCCGGTGTTCTGCGTAACTGCCCCGGCTTGATTACTGACGTACGTAAGTGCAACGCCATCGTGGACTTCTGCTACAACCTAGGCACAGGACGCTTGCAAACATCTACGTTAAAGAGGAAAATCAATGCCAATGATTGGGAAGGCGCAAAAGAACAACTGATGCTCTGGACTAAAGGTGGCGGTCGGGTACTGCCGGGTCTGTTTAAACGCCGCACGGCTGAGTGCGCTTTGTTGGATTAACCGATGGCACTTAAAAAACTAACTTTGAAAGCTGGTGTAAACAAAGAAAACACCCGTTATACCAATGAAAATGGTTGGTATGAATCCGATAAAGTGCGGTTTCGCCAAGGTACGCCTGAAAAAATTGGTGGTTGGGAACGCATATCAGCGGCAACATTCTTAGGTGTTTGTCGTTCTTTGTGGAATTGGGTCACTCTTGGATTTTTAAATTTAGTTGGGGTTGGCACTAACTTAAAGTTTTATATTGAGAGCGGCGGCGCATACAACGACATTACACCTATTCGGGCATCTAGCACAATTAACAACAACCCGTTTGTAGCTACAAATGGCTCTGCCACAATCACAGTAACAGATACAAGTCACGGTGCTATTACGGGTGACTTTGTTACTTTTAGTGGTGCTATAGGGTTGGGCGGGAATATCACGGCTACGGTGTTAAACGCTGAATATCAAATAACAGTTCTTACTGCAAATACATACACATTTACAGCGTCAGCCACAGCCAATGCAACGGATGCTTCTGGCTCTCCCGGTGGTGGTGCTTCTGTCGTAGCGGCGTATCAAATCAGTGTTGGCCCTGCCATAGTTGGCCCATTTGTTGGTTGGGGCGGTGGTACTTGGGGGCAAGGTGTGTGGGGTACTGGAGGTACTTCTTTATCTAGTATTCGCATTTGGAGTCAAAGCAATTTTGGTCAAAATTTAATTTTCAGTTACCGTGGGAGTCCTATTTATTATTGGGATGCCGCATCTGGTTTGACAACTAGGGGTGTTCTTGTTTCATCTTTGTCCGGTGCTTCTGATGTCCCAACAGTTCAAAATTTTATTTTTGTATCTGATACAAGCAGATTTGTATTTGCATTTGGTTGTAATGACATTGGTTCAGGAACACTAAACCCTATGTTAATCCGTTGGTCAGATCAAGAATCTGTAGTAAATTGGACACCGGCAACAATCAATCAAGCTGGTAGTGTGGTGTTATCTCACGGCTCAGAAATTATTACAGTTGTCCAAGCTCGGCAAGAAATTGTAGTATTTACTGATTCGTCTATTTATTCATTGCAATACCAAGGCCCACCAGTAATATGGAGTTCTCAACTTCTTGGCGACAACATTTCAATTATTAGCCCTAATGCGGCTGTAATTGCTTCCGGTGTTGTGTATTGGATGGGTGTAGATAAGTTTTATAAATATGACGGGCGAGTCCAAACTTTGCGTTGCGATTTACTTCGTTTTATCTACCAAGACATTAACTTAGTTCAATCAACGCAAGTGTTTGCGGGAACCAATGAAGGCTTTAATGAAGTCTGGTGGTTTTATTGTTCTGCTACTAGCACCGCTATTGACCTGTACGCAATCTATAACTACGCAGAAGATGTTTGGTCTTATGGAACGCTAAGTCGTACAGCATGGCTTGATTCGGGTTTGCGTGATTATCCGTTGGCGGCTACATACAACTCAACCACAAGTACTGGTAACCTTGTAAACCATGAGTATGGTGTAAACAACAATGAAACTGGAACACCTGTAGCAATTAACGCTTTAATTGGCTCTGCTGAGTTTGACATTGATGACGGCGATCATCTTGGATTTGTCTGGAGAATGCTCCCAGATATTACATTCCGTGGGTCTGACGCGGTTTCTCCGCAAGTGACTATGACACTAATCCCCATGCAGAACTCAGGATCCGGGTATAACAATCCAGTCTCTGTGGGCGGTAACTCAAGTGCGACAGTAACCCGTACATCTACTTCAGTGATTGAGCAGTTTACGGGTCAGGTGTACGTTAGGGTGCGAGGCCGTCAAATGATTCTTCAAGTTGAATCTAGCCAGATTGGGTGTACTTGGCAATTGGGTTCACCCCGTATTGACATCAAACAAGATGGCCGCAGGGGTAATTCATGATTGTTATATCCGAGTTTGAGATCAATCAGGTTGCTTCGCCCAACCTACCACTGTCTCCGCTTGAGTACAACCAGCAATACACCAATCAGCTAAACAACGTACTACGCCTGTACTTTAATAGGGTTGATGCTATTCTTGGTCAGCTTAAGACAGATGAAATCATCCCACCGTTAACTAATTACACTGTAGCAACATTACCTAGCGCAGTCACTTCAGGTAAAGGTGCAAGGTCTTTTGTTACTGATGCTTTAGCTCCTGTATTTGGGGCAACCGTTGCGACTGGCGGGGCAGTGGCAGTGCCCGTCTACTCTGACGGCACGAATTGGAAGGTCGGGTAATGACTTTAGAAGAACTTAAAGCCCTGTATGCCGAGAAAGGCGCTACTGAAGCCGTTCATGGCGTATCTGAACAGGGCGACACCGTAGATTACCAACCTATTCAATATGGGCAAGGATGGACTGCTTGGGATAAAGCGCCTGAAATTATTGGATATCAAGATGGTGCAGGCGGTGGAGAAGGCGGTGATCAGCCCGTTCCAATTTATAGCACTGACAAAAAACTTGGTGGCTTTGCCAAGCAAGAAGGCGATTACATCACTTCCTACGACTTAGACGGCAACGTTGTTAAACGTGAGAAGATGGATCATGATAACTTTTTAAAGACCATGATCAAGGATCTTGGGCCTTTAGCTCTGGCCGCCATGACAATGGGTGGCGGTAATGCTTTGCTAGGAAATGCATTATTTGGCCTGACAGGTGCAGGTGCATCAGCCGCTGGCGGAGCTTTGGCAGGCAGTTTAAACGCTTATGGAAATGACAGCAACATCCTTAAAGGCGCATTGCTTGGTGGTGTATCGGGCGCAGGCTCTGCAAAACTTGCAGATATTTTTGGTGCTGATACTTTAGGCAAAACGTTTGAAAATGCCAAGATAGGCGATATAACCAAAGCAATTAACTTTGCTCAAAACCCCACCCTAGCCGGAGCGGCAAATATTGCCTCTCCTTACATGACAACCAACTTTGAACTTGGTGATACTGGATTTACCACTAACGATTTACTTAAAGGCGTTAACACGGCGCAAGCTTTTGGTAGTGGAGATAACAAAAAGATATTTGACGCTATTACAGGTTTAGCTAAAGGAACAGACTTTAGCGGTTTAACCGCAAGCGAACAGGCGGAACGTAATGCCAATCGAGAAACCGCACGTTTAAACAAAATTGAAAACGCAGTTTTAAACCAGCCAGCGTCTGATGATGGGTCAACACAAGGAATTGTTGATTTAATTAATGAGATGTACCCAGCCGCAGATGTTAAAGGTATGTCTCAAGGCGATTTAGTTAAATTCCTTGAAGCCAATATGGGTGAAATTCAAGGTTCTGCGGAGCTTGAAACTTTGCTTAAAGGCCAAGGAAAAACTGCCGCAGATGAAGGCACTGTTACTGTAACGGGCGATAGGCCTACAGGCCTTGGCGACTTTATGGTTCCCACCACAGATACACCCAAGGGCAATGTGGTTCCAGTAGATAACCCTGATGAAGTGGTTATTACAGGTGATCGTCCCGCGCCGTATATTTCTAGCCTTAGAACCAAAGATATTAAGTCTGACATTCCGGATGAGATAACTTCCGATCAGATTGACAAGTTGTTTCCAGATATTGATTTTAATGATATCTTGCAAACTGTTACCGTTCCGGGCGACACAAAAACTGTTACTCCAACCAAGACGGTTATTCCTGCAACTGTTACGCCAAAAACAACTGTGCCGGGAACAACAACCACAGAGCAGGCATTAATGAATCTTGGTTTAAACGCACCAATGCCTAGCCAAGATCCGTATGCCAATATAAAATTGATGGAAGAGTTGTTTGGCGGTGATACAGCTTACAAGCTCAGAGCACTTGGAGCACCTAAAAACCAAGCATCTACGGATATGGATGCTCTTGCTCGTTTACTAAGGAAGCAAAATGGATGAAAATGCATATGACGTAGAAGATGCTGGCGGTGGTTATACAGTAGCCGCACCGTTCCCCGGCGCAGATACGGATCCAAATACCAACCCCAACACTAGTACCGGCCCCAATTCACCGTTTACACGCGGTGATGTTTTTACAAACCAAACTGTGATGGATCCATCTGCTGGTATAGCAGGGCTAAAGAAGTTTGTAACAGATAACAAAGCATTTATAACTGGTGCAGGCGCGTTGGCTAGTGTCTATGGTGGCGGTACAAACGCTGATAAGAAGACAGGCTACCAAGGCGTTATTCCTACATTAGCCGCTTCTCGTTCAATGATTGCCGCTCCTCCTACCCGTGCACAAGGCTACCGTCCCGGCGCAGGTGGGATTGATTATGGTGGTGATGTATCCTACACGCTTGCTCCGGGTCAAGCTCCTTATGCCAATCTGTCAGGAACTTCAGGTTCTGCGGCTGGTGCAAATTTAACCACTCCCGGCGACACAACTTCCGGAGGTTTAACCACTATTGCAGGCGGCACAACTCCCGGTGGCACAACCGTGACTCCCGGTGGCACAAAAGTAGTAACCCCCCCATTACCCAAAACAATAACACCTTTACCACTTGATGTTAAGCCTCCACCACCTACCAACCTAGGTTCTAAGGGATACCAAGCCGCTATTGCGGCAGGACTTACTCCCGCCCAATATTTAGGCAATATTAATCAATGGCTTATTGATAATCCCCGTGCAAGTAAAGCGCAAGTTGATGCCGCCATGAGCCAGTTTGGCGTAAGCCAAGAAGATTTGCAAACGGCTTTAGGAACCACAAACTTTTCAGACTACACAAAGTATGGTTTGACTCATGGTCAAGGTTTGCAAGAGTTGAATTTCAAGATTGCTGATTGGGTTTCTCAACACCCATATGCAACAAACAAAGAGATACAAGATGCAATGAAAGCCGCAGGAGTTAATGATGCGGATATTGCCCGTGGTTTAAACGGCCTGTCAGCCTCTGCTGGCAAAGAATCTGCAATCATTAATGACATGGGCTTAGATCAGTTGTACAAGAATATCTTGGACTACCAAGCCGCAGGTCATTCTTCTGCTGAAGTTGCCGCCGCATTAGCGGCTACGGGACTTGATCAACGTGATATCAATGCCGCTAATAAATTTGCCACGGCGCAAAATTACACCGCTAATCCTACATCTGCGGCGGCTACTGTTAACTATCTACCCACTACTAATGTAGCGGATACTTCTACACCACCTCCTCCTACTAAAGTGGCTGATGTTGTGCAAGCCGCATCAACACCTACAGCGGTTCAAAATACTGCGCCTGACAACTCAGGCAAGATGAGCGAGATTTATCAGTATTTTGCCGACCCCTCAACACAAGCCGCACTTGCCTCTGGTAATACACGAGGTATTGCTGAAACCATGCAAGCTTTGGGTTATTCTCCAGCCGAAGTAGCACAAGCTACAGGTTCAAATGTGGCTGATGTTCAGGCCGCATATGATGCGGCTCTTGGTTCTAATAAGGTTGGATTTTATGATCCTTACAGCGAAGCATTTGCCGAGGGTGGTATGGCTAAAGGTCGTTATCTACAAGGTGAAACAGATGGCATGGCAGATAAACTTCCAGCCCAAATTGGTAATGACCAACCCGCCGCTTTAAGCCATGGTGAGTTTGTTATCCCTGCGGATGTGGTTTCCCATATGGGTAACGGCAACTCTGATGCCGGAGCTAAGAAGCTTTATCAAATGATGGACAAAATTCGTATGGCACGTACAGGTACAAAGAAACAAGGTAAACGTATCAACCCTGATAAGTTTATGCCCGGTGGATTGGCTCAAGCTTACGCTTCAGGTGGCTCAGTTAAGCACTTTGACAATGGTGGTTCCACAGGAACTCCTGCGGCTAACTACGGCGCAGGTCTTGCAGGCGTTGAATCTAACCTATCCAACTGGGCAGGCCCATATGTAACCAACATGCTTGGTCAAGGCCAAGCCTTGGCTAACATGCCTTATCAGGCTTACATGGGTCAGTTGTCTGCGGGTGAATCTCCTTTACAGACTTCAGCATTCAGCAATGCTTCCAATCTACAAACACCGTCTAGCATTGGTACTGCCGCTACAAACGCAGGAACTATTGGTACTGCGGCTCAAGGGTTGAAGTACACGCCTACAACCACATCGTTTGATGCGGCACAGGCTCAGAATTACATGAACCCCTATTTGCAGGCTTCTTTGAATCCTCAACTAGATGAAGCTCGCCGTCAGTCTCAGATTACCCAACAAGGTAATGCCGCCAAGATGACTCAGGCAGGTGCTTTTGGAGGCTCCCGTCAGGCTATCCTTGATGCCGAAACACAGCGTAACTTAGGCACTAACCTAGCTAATATCACTGGTCAGGGCTATAACACTGCGTTTAACAATGCACAACAGCAGTTCAATGCTGATCAGACCCGTAAGATGCAAGAAGCTCAATACGGTGCAGGCTACGGTTTGCAGGGTCTACAGGCAGGCTTACAAGCCGCCACGGCTCAAGGCGCTTTGGGCGTTCAACAGAACCAAGCCGACATTAATAACCTCAACGCACAACTGACCGCTGGCGGTCAACAACGTGGCATTGAGTCTGAAGGTATTGCCGCAGACAAAGCACAGTTTGAAGAAGCTAGGGCCAATCCTTATAAGATGGTTCAGTACCAACAGTCTTTATTGCAAGGCCTGCCTTTGGCGGCTCAGAGCTATCAAGGTATTGAGCCTTCTGCGTTGCTTAAAGCTTCTCAAGGTGCTTCCACCGTTAATGCTTTGTTAAAGAATCTTGGCCTAGCCTGAAGGATATTTAAATGTTTACACCTCCATCCGTCAATCAGATTGCCTCAGCATATCAAGGCAACCCTGCGCCCTTGGCTCAGAAAGTTGACCAAGATAAAAAACAACATGGTGGAATCCCACAGGATTTGCGCCAGCTTCTTGCTTTAAACGACATCAACCAGATGCGTCAGGGTGCTGGTATTCAGGCCGCTTTAAACGCTCCTCCTAACATGCCAACAGTTGCAGAAGATGTTCAGGCCAAGGCCAAGCAGGCTTTACAGGCTCGTATGGTTCAGGAGGCTCAGAAGCAAATGGCTAAAGATGGCAGACCCGGTATTGTTCCTATGGGAGTTCCACAACCTAGACCTCAACCTGAGGAACAGGGCATTGATAGCCTAACCTCTAATGTGGGCGAATCCTATTTCCATGGCGGGGTAGTCTCGTTTGATGAGGGTGGCCCAACACCAGACACAAGAAGCGCAGACGACATTCTTCGTGAACAGATGCGTGTAAACGAGGAAGCTAAACGTACAGCCGCTATTGAGCGTCAAAGGGCTGAAGTTGGTGCTCCCGACACGACGCAGATTGATCGCTTAATTGCTGAGAACCAAGCACGTAAGGAGAAGCTTGCTCCTCCTAAACCCGGCTATGACGCAGTGATGGAGTATCTTGAGCAGGTTGCCAATGCTCCAGTTAGTACCCGCTCTAGTGCGGCGGCTGGCTCTTATGGTGCACAGCAACAAAGAGCATTGCAGAAAGCCCGTGAAGCAGAACAGAACACCTTGACTGACAAAATGATTGATCTGGCTCAGAGGAAGTCTGACACTGGCTATCAGTATAAGAAAGAACTGTACCAGACAGGTAACACTGCCGCTGAAGCCGCTATCAAGCAGAAGTACGATGCGGCTATCCAAGTGGCTAGAACAGATCAAGAAAAGCTTAAGTTGGCTCAAGAGAAAGATCTTGAACTTAAGAAGCTTGCTATTGAGCGTGACAAAGTTGGCGTTATGAAAATTAACCCAGCTTTGCAAATTGCAGATGCCCTCCAAAAAGCCGACCCAGATCGTTTAAATGCTATCAGAGAAGGTATTGCAAGCGTGTATGGAAATAGAACTGGTCAAGCAGATGCCGCATTGCTTGGTCAATACGAAAGAGCAATTAAAGAACACGATACAAAATATAAAGATGATCCACGCCAGTATCAAAAAGCTGAAAAAGAAGCGTGGAAAACTGAGAAAGCCGCCGATCTTGAAGGTATTAATAAGCATTATTCTAAGTACAACATTGGCCCACTAGCTGAAAAAGGCTTGCCTTCTGCCGTTCCCGGCGCAACTCCAAGTGCAACTCCTAGTGCGACTCCAACCGCTGGAGGATATACTGTTACGGCAGGAGGAATGGTTCACACATTCCCAACCCAAGCGGCGGCTGATGCGTTTAGACTAGCTAGTGGAGCAAAATAATGGATCTAGAAGAACTGGCAAAACAGTATGGCGGTGTTTCAACCAAAATTGAACCAGTTAATCTAGAGAAATTAGCCAAAGAGCTAGGCGGTACGTCACGCCCCGTTAAAGAGCGCACAGTTACTGAAGCCTTTACCGACCCTGCGGCTAAGTTTGCCTCAGGCATTGGCTCATTAATTCAGTTCCCCGGTCAGATCTATGGCCTGACTACAGGTGCTATCAAAGAGAAAGACTTTGGAACCACTGGCCTGCAAGGCCTAGGTCAAGAATTACAGGACTATGCCAAGAAGAAGCTTTCTGAAAAGCTTGTATCTGAAGAAGCAGAAACTGCCCGTAAGGTTGAAGAAGCCGAGAAAAAGGGTGTTCTTTCAGCCTTAGGCACTCAGTTTGGTGAAGTCCTTAAGAACCCTTTAACTCAGGGTATCGGTTTTGCCGCAGAGCAACTTCCTCAGGCTATCCCTTCTATTCTTGCCGCCGCTATTCCCGGTGTTGGCCCTGCCGCCGCCGCAGAGTTACGTGCCGCTCAGACTGCCGCCAAGGCCGCAGTCGGTAATGCCGCTAAAGAAAAAGCCGCCAAAGCCATTGTTGATTTAGCTGAAGATGCCGCTAAAAAATCCCAAATAGCTCGTGGTACTGCCGCCGCTATTGGCACTGGAGCCGCCCAACAGGGCGCAGACATCGGCTCAGGTAGCTTTGAGGAGATCAAACAGTACCTGATGAAGGAAAAAGGCATGTCCGAGCCTCAGGCTTCGGCAGAGGCTTTAAACCTTGCCAGAGCCTCCGGAGTAAGTGGTGCGGCTATTTCCCTTTTGGCACAGAAATTACCCGGTGCACAAGCCCTAGAACGTGCCCTTGCAGGCGAAAGACTTGGTACAGGTCGTATTAAAGGTGCAATCGCTGGCGCTCTTAAGAATATCCCTGAGGAAATGGTTGAAGAGGGTGGCGGTAAAGTTACCCAGAACCTTGCCTTGCGTGAAGTCAATCCAGAGCAAAGTCTCACTGCCGGACTAGGACAAACCCTAGGTCAAGCCGCTTTAGGCGCAGGCCTTATCGGTGGTGGTGCAGGTGCTATCTCTGGTGGTAAACCCACAATTAATCCTGAAGATGTCAAGAACGCAGAGTTTGAGAAGCGCAGGGCTGAAGACACCAAACTAGCTGAAGAAAAGCGGGCAGTAATCTCCAAGCAGATGGAGGTTGTTAAGAACCCTATTGGTGCTTTGACAGAGGCTGACCTTGGCCCTGAGTTAACCTCATATGTAAACGAGCACCGGACAGCAACAGGTAAGCCTACGCTATCTGCGTACAGTTTGGATGATGTGGTTGATGCCCTGCCGGGCAAAGATGTAGCTAAAGAGACTGCCGCTTTAAACGCATTGATCGCCCAGAAGACCGGTCACACAGATCAGGTTTACACGCCTGACGCGGTAACTGCGCTGGCTACTGAAAAGAATGTGGATGTAAACGCTCCCGGGTTTGGGGACTTCCTTTCTAGATCAACTGGCATCGCTGATCTTGCTCAGATGTCTCAGCCCCAGTTGCATTCTGCGGTTACAGCCCTACAGAAGCTCCCTACATTTGAGACTAAGCAAGCCCTACCCGAAGGCACTAACGCTACACGCTACACACCTGAACAAGTTACACAGGCTGTAGATGCTTTAAACGCCAAGATGGATGAAGTTGGTAAGGATGAGTTAACGTTTAAAGAAACAACAACAGCCATAGAGACGGCCACAGGACTAAAGGGTTCTGCCGTTAATGCCTTGCTTAACGATGCAACTAAGAACGGAAGTATTGTCACGGAAGACAAGAAAGTTAGTGTTCCCTCACGTACCACACCTACTGGATACAACATTCAGGAGGAAGTTGGGCAAGAAGAAGAGCAGGCAGAATCTTATGATGTCATGAGCGGTGACCAAAAGGTTCGCTCTATGGACACCATGGAGCAAGCCAATACTCATGCTGAGAAACTAAACAGTTTTGCACAGGGTGAACTTAAGAAAACGCAAGAAGCTTTAAAGGCTCAAGACGCAAAGATTACTAAGTCCGAGAACGAACTGCACAAGTTTGAACTCAATGGGTTGGTTGATACCCCCGCATATAAGGTTGCAGAAGAAGCGCACCAAGCCGTGCTAGACGAGGCTATGCCCGTCATTGCTAACCTTAAGAATCAAGAAGAGATCTATAGCAGGCCTGTCACTGTTGTGCCTGTTGGCACAAAGAAGGTTACGCCCAAGACATACCGAGTTACCAAGGGTCAGGTTGTTAAAGGAACCAAGGCTACCCGTGAGGAAGCCGAGCAATCTATCTTTGAAGACCTGTCAGACAAAGAAATTCAAGAGTTGGCAAAAACCAAATCTCCTAAGTTAAAGGCTCGTTTAAACGCAGAGATTGCCCGCCGGTCTACAGCGCCAGCACCAGCACCTAGAACACCAGAACAAACACAAGGGCTTCAAGCCGTACAAGCTTCCCTCCAATCCATGTTGGGACGGTTTGGCCTACAGGATGTAGCCCTAAAGATTGTTAATGCCATTGAACAGGGCGCAGATGGCTCCTATGCCGCTAAGGTTATCCAGTTAGCTATCGATGCACAGAACCCTGTAAGGGTTATGCGCCATGAAGCCCTCCATGCTTTAAAAGAACTAGGGTTCTTTACTGATTCCCAGTGGGCTTCTTTAGAGCGTCAAGCTAAAGCTGAGTGGGTAGACAAGTACCTTAAGAACAATCAAACAAAGACATCCGACGGGCGAGTTGTCAGCCGGTACGATGCCTATGTTGAGATGGGTTTAAACGAAGCAGACATTCTGGAAGAAGCAATCGCAGATGCCTTTGGTGACTTTGATGCTAACAAGGCTCCTCCGGGAATGTTGACTGCGTTGCTGAACAAACTCCGCAACTTCTTCTCTACCCTCAAGTCATACCTCAATGGTCAAGGCTACGAGTCCTACAAGGACATCTTTGGCAAGATTGAGAAGGGTGAACTAAAACCTTCTAAGCCTGCCGAGGCAAACAAAGAAGTTAAGAAGTCGCTTACATCCTTTGGCGCTTTCTACGGGGATGAAAAACAGCCCGTTTATACGCCGCTGTCTACCCGTAACTTTATGGAGCAGGACATGACTGCGTCCCAGCAGGATCTTGGTTTAAACACCAAGGCCAAGCGTGGCATATTCAATAATGTCCGGGACATCGCCAGTGCTTTAAACCAATACACCATAGATCGTTTCGGCCAGATGGATCGAAGCAACTTGAGCGAAGAGCAATCTACTCAGCTTGCTAGGGCAATGGCAGATGAGGTTGCATTCCAATTGGGCACTCAAGCCACAACTGGTACAGGTCTGGGTTGGTATTCAAACAACTATCCCAAGGCGGTTAAACGCTTGGCAAGCCGTTTCCCTGAACTGAGCGATAACAAACACGCCCGTTCTGTATTCTCTGCATTGGTGGCAGTTACATCTAACGGTGAAAAGGTTAACAAGAACATTACTAACGCTATCACGCTGTATTCCAAACTGCGTGATGGTAAGCCTCTGATTGCCATGGGCAACCGTAGAGCTACCGCTCTTGAGAACAACCTCAAGATGATCCAAGACCTGCTTAATCTGCACGGCACAAAGTTTGAGAAGGTTCTCTTAGAAGAAATTACGGTCAAAGAAATGAATGCCCGTCTGCGTGAGATGGGTGAAGACACTGATGGTAGCTACCTCAAGGACACGACTGTCCCTGCCGCCGCAGTCTACTTTGGGCCTAAGCTGGGTGCGTTCTACGCCAACCTCTCTGGCTCAGAGGGCTATCTCACCATGGATCTGTGGTGGACTCGCTCTGTCAACCGGATGCGTGGCTTGTTAATTCCTCAGGCAACTGAAGCGTCTATTAACAAGTTCCGTGACATGATGGAAATGCCTAGCGCAACCCGTGATGAAGTGATTGCCGCTACGATTCCCCTGCGTAATAAGTACGAGGAATACGGCTATAGCACTGAGCTTGAGCATTTGGCTAAGGGGAAAGAGCCTGCCAAGAAAGACAAGAAACCAGCATGGTTTAAGAAAGCCAAAGCCAAAGCCGGAGCCGCCTACGACCAACTGTTGTTTGAACACAACCTTGAGAAGATGGCTAACACCATCTACAAGAATGAATTTGAGATGCTGGAGGAAGCACCGTTTACAGCTACCGACCGCAAGTTCATGTATGACGCAGGCCGTAAAGCGCAAACTATGTTGCGTAAAGACGGCATTAATTTAACTTTAGCTGACATCCAAGCGGCTCTTTGGTATTATGAGAAACGCCTCTACGAAAAACTAAGCGGAAGGAAAGCCGATGACATCGGATACGAAGAAGCAATCATCGCTCAGTCCGGAAAGACTACTGGACGAGCAAGACCCAGTGTGGTCTTCGATACAGAACTTAACGGCAGGGATGAATCCGGAGGAGCGGTCAAGAACGCTGAGGAACTTCGTGGGAAGTCTGACTACGGGCCAAAATACTCCCTCAGAGAAGCCGTACGATCCTATAGAGGACGCAATGAATCTGAACCCGGGACTCACACGCGAGAAAGCATTGAAGATGGCGAAGGAATTCGGGTTCTAGGCGTAGCGCCAATTGCCCGATACAGACCTACTCAAGGGTTTAAAGACATCATCAGCGACCACGGGTTTGAATCGCCCGTGTTCTATGAGATTAGCGGTGATGATGCTCAGACATATGCGGATGCCATTCAGGCATCCAAAGATTCAACTGAATATGGTGCGGCTGTCTTTGTGTATCCTGTAGAGGACTACGCCAAGATGCGCCTGTTCTTAACCCAAGATGGTAAGTCTGGCATTGCCCTTAAGAAAGACGATATTGTTTCCGTCTTCTCAGGTAAGCCACACAGAGGATCTGCCAACTCATCGCTCCAGTTAGCGGTACAAGAAGGCGGTAGAAGGCTTGACGCATTTGCCACAATTCTTCCCACCCTTTACCACGCCAATGGGTTTAAAGCTGTTGGCCGCATGACTTGGAATGAAGAATACATACCTGACAACTGGAACAAGATAACATTTGAAGACTACAACAAGGGTGAGCCTGACGTTGTTTACATGTCATATGATCCGGACGACAGCACAACTTTGTTAGAAAATCCCGGCCCATACTACGACGACTCTGATGAATTAGTAGCGGCACAAGTTAGGGCTGTAAAGAATTATTTTGAAGAAGGAGAAGGGTATGGATCTAGAAAACAAAATCAAAGAACTGGAAAACTCAAAGCCTCAGCGCAAGAACTTCCAGACCAACGAAGAGTACGAAGAGACATACAACTACTGGATGATGAGACAAGGGCAAAGTATCCGTACCTTGAAGAACCGGTTGAAGGATTACCAGCAAAAGTAAAAGTTGATGGTGTTGAAGTTACATTTGGCCCTTACATACCTGCAAGAGAAGCGGCTATTTTGTATGCGGAACAAATGGGAATTCCATATCGCCAACAAGCTAGTTACCACAAACTAGATAAAAAGTTCTCTACATTGCTGGCTAACACATACGCTAGCATGTTAAACAGACCGCTTGCGTCAGAGGTAAAAGAAGCTTATCAAGCTTGGGCTAAGGAAACTATTGCTCAATACGAAGCCATGATTAAAACGGGCATAACAATTGAGTTTATGCCCAACAACAGGGATCCTTATGGAAACCCACGTAATGCAATACTTGATGTTTTAAACAACAATCATCTTTACGTTTTCCCTGCTGATGGTGGTTTTGGCAAAGATGCCATTACTGAAAAACAAATCAGAATCAACCCTGCTTTAGCTTTAACAGATATTATTATTTCCGGCAGACAAGCCCGAGTAGTTGAGGTGTTTAGAGCAACGCATGATTTTTATGGTCATGTTAAGGAAGGTTTTGGATTTAGAGCAGAGGGTGAAGAGAACGCCTTCCAGTCTCACGTTAGGATGTATTCACCACTTGCCGCCAGAGCAATGACTGCTGGCACAAGGGGACAAAACTCAGACGTAAATTTTGGCCCCAATGCCGAATTTAATAAAACCGCATCTGGTGAAGATACTATTTACGCAGATCAAAAAATTGGGTTAATGCCTGAGTGGGCAACTGATTCTAATATTGAGCCTGATGTAACTAGCAAACCAAAGTTAAGTCTCCGCACATCTTTCCCAACGGCTGAAGAAGCAGAAAATGCCGCTTACCGCAAAGCCCCGCCTACAGATAATGCGTTTAAACGCTGGTTTGGCAAAAGCATTGTTAAAGAAGAAGGTCGTCCTCTGGTGATGTACCACGCTTCCCGTGTTGACTTTAATGCCTTTAGGGAAAATGCTCCCATATTTATTAGTCCATATGCCAAAGAAGCTGAATACTTTGGAAGAGCACATGAAGATGAATCTGTCAAAAGTGAGAACAAGATTAATGTCTATCCTCTGTGGGTACGTGCAGAAAATCCCTTTGACTTTGAAAACTCTGACAATTTAGATAGTTTAAATTTTTATTTAGACAGTTTTTTTGGAAGAAATCCAGATTTAGATGTAACAGCTTTGTTTGATAAGGTTGCACAAGGTGATTGGGATACTATTGAAAGTCCTGAAATACAAGAAGCTATTAGAGGTCTAGGTTTTGATTCCTTCTATGTAAAAGAGAACGGTAAGAAGAATCTCGCAGTCTTTGATGCCAACCAAGTTAAGTCAGCCACAGGTAACACTGGTGAGTTTGGCGAGACTAAAGACATGCGCTTTAGTCTGCGTCAAATTGATGATTTCTTTAACAAAGCTGACGATATTAAAGAACCCGAAGGCGTAGAAATTATTCGTGAAAACTGGATTGGTAGCGTCTCTGGGTTAGGTGATCGTGATTCTGCATATGACTTGTACCGTGTACAAGGCGGTAAGCAGTACATGCAGAATGTACAAGACTTGGTGCGCCAGTCTTTTGGTAATGAGTTTAAAGGCTATCGTTTAATGCACGTAGAGGAACTTGAGGAGATTAAAGCTGGCGCTATGGGTAGCCAATTAGCTTCTTTTACATTACGTCCTGATGTTGCTCAATCTTTTGCCAACTTAGCCACCTTCCGGAAGATCCCTAAAGACCAACTTACAGTAGTTGAGATGGATCTAACGCCCGAACACATTGTGATGATTGGTCACACTGGTGAGCGTGAGTTAGTGGTGGACTACGGCCAAGGATATAACCCTGATGCCGTAGTTGAATACAACCCGCCAAAACTAAGCTTGCGTCAGGCTCCAGATACGCCTGAGTTTAAACGGTTCTTTGCTGACAGTAAGGTTGTGGATGCTGATGGCGAGCCGCTTGTTATGTACCACGGCACTCCCTACGATTATGTTTCCAAGGGAGACATTGCCGCATTTAACACCAAGGACTTTGGAGCCTTGCTTGGTAAAGGATCTTATTTTACTTCAGACCCCGCTGATGCAGAGGCATATGCAGGTAAGAGTGGAATGCAGTATGGCTCAAAGCCAAACATTATCCCCGCTTACATTAGTTTGCAAAATCCTTTAATTGTTGATTCCGTTTTAGACAAAATTCCTAAACGACAAGAATTAAAAGATGCTGGCTATGACGGTGTTTTGTTAAGGAAGAAAGATGGTTCTGTTCAGTGGGCTGTTGCTTTTGAACCTACACAGATTAAGTCTGCTACAGGAAACATCGGTACATACGATCCCACTAACCCTGACATCCGTTATAGCTTGCGTTCGTTTAATTCTAAAGAACTGCCTCAGAATAAAAAAGAATACACATTACCCGCCGACACATTGCTTTATCACGGTGCTCATGAAGAACGAGCCAAAGAGATTGAAACCTCCGGTCAAGTCCTTGTCTCACGTTCACCCATCAAAACAAGTAGCGGGACTTTAGATGAGGGTGGCTTGGTGTTTTTTGGCGGCAAAAATACGGCCACAAATTACGCAAATGCAGAAGCAGACCCAATGTCGGTTCAAGCCGCTAGAAATCGTGGCGAAAGCCGCAATCCGGGCGTAGTGTTTGAGACTGCTACGGATCGCCCGTATAAATTAATGAATAAAAATTATGTGCTTACACAAAAAGAAGCAGATAATTTAAACGAGGTTTTGGGTATACCTGATTACAAACTCTTGAAAAAAGGCGACAGTGCTGACATTGCGGCCTACAGGGCGGTAACCAACTCTCGCACCATTGATCGATACCAAACCAACAAAGGGGAAATGGCCGTTGCATGGCCTAAAATCTTTGACACCTTGGGTTATGACGGCTTCTATGATAATTTTGCAGTTGCCTTAACAGCAGACAATGGCATTCGCCTTGTCGGTGAAGGCGGCAAAATGCAGAAGTTTAGCTTCCCAAGCATTGCTGATCAGATTGCTCAGACTAACAACGGTGCAAATATTAACCAAAGCATCTTGGGCACAACCACTGTCCGTGAAGAAGAAGGATTCATTGAGCGCATGATGAGCGCCATCTCTCCTGAAGCAAGATCTAAGTTTCGTGCCAGTGCTATTAATCGTTACAACCAGATGAGCGTCAACGATAAGAAGATGGCTCAGGCGATGGGCGGTATTGAACTCCTTGCAGACTCAAGCGCAGAGTTTGCCGCTCTTCAGTCTGATACATCCGCAGGCGTTGCCGCCGCAGTCATGGGTTATGGAGAATCCAAAGGTGGTGTGCCAGTCTACGAAAAGGGCTACACAACAGTCAGTGATTTAAACGGTACTGTCAAAGGCTTGACTGAGTTGTTAATGCCTTTGGCTAAACGTGGTGATCCTTACATCTATCGGGCATTTCAGTTCTACTCTGGTGTTAGACGGGGTACTCGCCTAGAAGCTACAAGCAATGGCAAGTACAAAGAAGAGTTGTTTGACACAAAAGATCTTAAATTTGCGGATGACTTGGAACTTCTCTATCCTGAGTTTAAACAAGTCCATGCTGACTGGATTAAGTACAACAACGGCCATGTGGATTACATGGTCAAAACTGGTGTACTTACCCCTGAGAAGGGCGCAATCTTTAAGAAATATGCCGACTACATTCCTTTCTACCGCCAGTTAGAGGGTGAAGAAACCTTTGGCCCCAACATCTTCCAAAGCTTGTCTAACGTCAAGGCTCCTAAGAAAGCTAAAGGTAGCGAGGCTCCACTGGCTGACTTCCTTGAGACTGTTGTCCGGAACACTCAGGCTTCTGTCCAGTCAGGCATGAAGAACATTGCGGCTAACAGAGCGATTGACCAAGCCTTGTTCTTGGGTACTGCGGTTCAGTTGCCTGAAGTCTCTAGTGCTCCCAATACGGTAACCGTTTTGCGTAACGGCATTCCCGTTTCCTACGTTGTATATGACCGTCTGCTGTTCGATTCAATGCAGAGTTTAAACCTACCAGAGATGCCTTTCCTTGGCATCTTGGCTGGCCCTGCCAACTTGCTTCGTAGCATGGTTACAAAAGACCCCGGCTTTATCCTTGCCAACATGATGCGTGACTCATTGTCAGCTTACGCAACTAGCGGTGCAGATATAACCCCTATGGTAGATACCATCCGTAACTTTGGTCGCGTGATGGCTAACCGCTCACCTGAGTTCTATGATTTGATGAATGCGGGCGCAATTGGTGGTTATGACTTCTCTAAAGACGTAGCCACTAGCGGTAGTCAACTGGCTAAAGATCTTCGTAAGAAGTCCAAGACTCAAACTGACACCGAGAAAGCCTTGCGACCCATCACAAGTCTATGGGGATTCCTTGAGAAGGGTACAGAAGCATCTGATGCCGCTACCCGTATTGCCGTTTACAAGGATACATTAGCTCGTACAGGCAATGAAGCCGAGGCTATCCGTCAAGCGATGGAGGTAATGAACTTTAACCGCAAGGGTAGCTCTGCCATCATCCGTATTGTGACTGCGGCTATACCGTTTTTAAACGCACGTATCCAAGGCTTAGATGTTCTGTACCGCGCTGGTATGGCTCCAAGGCCAGAGGGCGTAAGCAAGACTGATTACCAAAAGCGTGTTCAAAAAGCCTTTATCATCCGTGGAGCCACAATGATGGCTTTGAGTTCTATGTATTGGTTCATGATGAAGGATGATGATGAATACAAAAAGCAAGAACAAGAAGTCAAGGATAACAACTGGATCATCCCCGGTATTAATCGCCTGATACCCATTCCGTTTGAAGTTGGTGTTCTGTTTAAAGTGATTCCTGAGCGGATCTTGGCATACATGTTTGGTAGTGATACCGGAGAAGACTTAGCTAAGTCTATGGAACGTGCACTGCGTAGTACCTTTGCGGTTAACTACATCCCTCAAGTTGTCTTGCCTTTGGTGGAAGCACGTACTAACTACTCTTACTTTACAATGCGACCCATTGTTGGTCAGGGCTTAGAGGGGGTTCGACCCGGCTTACAAGTTGGCCCCAACACAACGCAGATTGCACAAACAGTGGGCAAGGCTATCAATGAATCTCCAATCTTGATTGATCACTTGATTCAAGGTTACACAGGAACCATGGGCATGTATTTGGTTAGCGCTATAGATGCAGTCTTTGATTCTATGAGTGATGTTAAAAAACCCTCTCTTAGACCTGATCAATACCCAATCAATAAACGCTTTGCGGTTAACAAAGAAGCCAAGGGAAGTCTTTCTGCATACTTTGAACTAAAAGATGCGGTTGATGAAACTGTCAGGACAATGAATGTCCTTAAAGGCACAGGTCAAGGTGATGAGCTTTCCGACTTTATGGAAGGTAAGCACCGTATGTTTGGTCTACCCAACGCACAACTTTTAGGTGCTCGTGGATTAATTAAAAACATGGATGCCAAAATAAAACCTTTGCTTGAAAATGCCAAGAAGATTCGTGCCTCAGACATGGATCCCGATGAAAAGCGGGATGCCCTATCCGGTATCAATGAAGCACTGATCACTATGACCAGTGATATCCAAGAGATCAAGAAAGGTCTGTCACAGTAAGGTAACCCCCATCAAAGAGCCATCCAATGGTTCTTCTGTGGGCTTCATCCCAGACAGCCTTTCTCTCTTCCTTGTTTAAACGTTGTCCTTGGTCTACGTCTGCATGACAGAGATAACATAAAGCGGCAATCCTGTAGTCGTGGGATTTTATGCCCATTCCCTTTCCATCCCGTTGTTGGTTAGAGTGAGCGGCCACTATCGTCCCATCCTTTGCCCCGCATATCTGACAGGGCGATTCCCGAACAATGTCTAGTAGCTTCCTACTCCGGTACATCTTGCTTTGCCAAGAAGTTTACATATCGGGCTATCTCATGGCCTGTGTAGTCAATGTCTCCATAACCGGCAAACCTTGTAGACAGTCGTTTAAACGCCGCCTGCTGGGCCGCTTGCCAGACCTCGTAACTCCAACCTCCGTCGTCTTCAAACGCTTTACTGCCTATGAAGTCACAGTATTCTTTTTTGCATTCGTTCATCTTCAACCTGTTTCTCGTAGTGGTTAATCGGTAGCTTGGCTTTCTTCTTGACAAACTGACGGAGCCAATCTGCCCCGCCAAGTTCTTGAAAAATCAACCACTCCACATCAGACATTCGCATGTTGCGTTGCTTAAGTGGTGATGGCGGCTTAGGTCTGGGCATTTTTTTCCTTTAATAAAGTGAGGGGGTTTTGTAGATTACGTGCCCCCTCGGTCACGTTATAGGATAGCAACGCAAGGATCAAAACAACAAGCACTAGCCAAAACCCAACGTTGCTCTGGAAATGTATTCACATCTACAAGGCGTTTACAAATCCAGTTATGCCATGCTTTGGCTAGGAATTCTTTGGTGTCCATTTATTTCTTCATGCTCCGTACATAACTTGCAAAGCTTGCAGTTGTGTCTCCACCATTCTTCATACCGTCAAACTCCTTAGCCACCTCTTCCAAGGTGTTGTTCCTGATCTGATTGCTTACAGGATCAAGTTGCTTGATGATCATCTGCCTTTTTCTCCACCCCAACGCTTTTTCCCATATGTTTAAACTTGGTTCGCTCATTGTTTGCCTTTCTGTATTCCAATACTTCTTTGAGTAAACGTTCCATCTCATCAGCCGCCATCAAATGAAATGGGCTGATCGGTTTGTGGCTTGCCATTGAACGCATCATGCCGATGGTTGTTCGTGCAGTTGTTTCACTTATCTTTGCCATCGTCAATCTCCACAGGGCCGTTAAACATAGCCATGCCCAACTGCCCAAGCATGACCGCTTTTAAACGCTCTCGATCTTCTTCTGGGAAATCAGAAGCAACGTCATTCATTATTTTTAGAATGTCTTGTGCCATTTTTTGTGGTGTGATGGCGCTCATGTGTTCTTCTCCTTAAGCTTGGCTTCAACGGCTTTGCCGTAATCGTGTTCAGGCATTTTGCTCATGTCCGTTTTCCACCACAATTCGCTTCGTTCTTTGGCTGTCAGACCAACCCACGGCTTCATAATTTTCTGCACATCTTCGGGTGTATGTGTTCTGCTTGTCATGTTTTATCCACGCACCATGTGTGCTTTGTTTGCTTCATTGGATACATCCCTAGCAGATGCGTATGCATTGGACTTAGGAATTTCTTCTATGTTTATTGTTGAGTCGTCATGTAAGCTGGCTCCTGTATGTGACTTACCTACAGTGGCACGGTTCATTAAAGCCGTTGCAATCTTACGCAGTGCATGGTCTGAGTCCTTAGCCAACATGGTCGTTACTATGCCAACGGCAAATAGCTTAGGGTCGTACGGCTCAGTTAACTGGGGGGAAAACTGATTGATAGGTTGCGAATTCTCATCACGCATGATGACAGGACTGCTTATTGATTGGTCTTTTGTAATAATAGTGCTTAAGAAATGAACCTTTTCTCTTACTTTTTCAGCACCCTTTATCATCACTGATACGTTTCCAGTATCAAAAATCCATCTCATTTTTCTTTCAATATCATCAGCCTCACAACCAACTACAAGTAATTTATGTTTGGCAGTTTCGCCTGTTTCCTTATCCATTACATTTACATCTACGATGTAAAGCATTCCCAAAAGAGGAGCCTCCGTTGGTTTTTGTGCAGTTAACAATGGCGGGTGATGAATTTTCTTGTATCTAGTCATGTGTTCTTCTCCTTCAGCGCGGCCTCTAGCGCATCCATAGCTTGATCCCAAATGTGATAATCCATTGTGTTACTAAAAACATTGACGACCAGACTGGCTGTTTTCTCAATGTGTCTCAGGCGCTTAACTTCCATTTCCAAGTTACCCACCAGCAAATCCAGTTCTCTCTCCTCGTTTGTCATTCTCCTAACTCCTCAAATATTTGGTCTGTTAAATCTTGTACTCGATCAAGGACTGCGTTTAAATCAGCCTTCGTTTGAAAGCTACCCGTCACCGCCATCTTGATGTTAGTCAGTGCCCTGTACATCTCCGGCCCCTTGATGGCGAACAGTAAACTGTCCTCATCGTCAGGGTAAGTGAACTCAAGTATTACCTTCTGTTGCATCAAGTCTCCTTAATGGTTTGGCGGTCAGCCAATGATCACCCAGTCTTAGGACTGCACGAACCCACTTGCGTTGGTTATGGCGATTAGTATGTTCCGGAGCCAAGTCGTTGTTGTAGATCTGCCTTGCCTTGCGACGTAGTTGTTCAGTTGTTAGCATCTTCAATCTCCCTTAGGTTTAAATGCTCCGGACGCTTGCTGGTTATCCAGAAACCCTTTGCGTTTACACTGAACCCCAGAGCAGTCATTTCTTCTGGGGTTCTGCATCTTCTGTTTACACCATACTGACCGGTGCGGTGTTTCTCAAATGCTCCATTGCTATTAAAGAATTCCATGCATCCTTTGCATTGGTTCCTGTCACCCTTTAATATTTTCATTGTCGCTCCTGAGTCGTTGCTTCATGATTTCGTCTGCCATCAAGTCTGCAAAAGATTGTCCCGAGGGGAACCTCATCTGTGCCGCATGGTGACCATTGATAATATTAATGGATGCGTCTAGCCCCTCGTTAAAGCCCCGTAGGTAAGGGTTGTCTACCGCTACCCTCATAGACAATCCCTCTCTTAAAACTTGAGCCATGGTTAGTTTCTTAGACTTAGCAAACTTACGTAGCTTCACGTAGTCTGCATCGTTTATATACGTCATAAACGGTTTAAGCTTTTCTTTTTTAGAAGGGGTCATCGGTTTTCCTTATGGATTCAAACTCATGGAGTATCAAATCAAACTTATATTTAGCGTCTGCTTTTCCATGAAGTTCCGTCCGGGAGTCAATCCCACAGCGTTTACACAACATGTGCGCGGCATCTGTTTCGTTGTCACACATCAGGAACTCTTGGAAGTCAGGGTCACGGCAAAGCATCCCTGCTTTTTTGACACGGTTGTCATAGGGGGTTGCTGACTCATCGTCCTGTATCCGGACAAAAGCACAACCATACCTCGCACCCACAAAGTCCCGCATTAACTCCTCGGGAACTTCGTCAGGGTGGATAGCAATGGTTAAAACAAAACCTGTGCGGTCTTGCTTTAACGCAACTTTACGGGCTTCAAACTGTAGCGCCATCATCTTTGCTCGCAATGCCAAGGCGTGACTCAAGGTAAGAGATGACGTACTCAAGTCCTTCGTGGTGCAATCTCAATTCCTTTACCTTGTTTGCCAAGAAACGAATCCTCTCTTCTTGGAACGTGGTCAGGTTCTTGTACTTCGTGATCTCATCGTTTAAACGAGTAACCTCTTGTCGCAGTATCTGCTGGCCTTCGGTTGGCTTAGGTTCCTTCTTTACCCCGTTTTGAAGAACCTGATACACGTAAGCGGGTTTGCATTTAACTTCGGTGGCAATCTCTTTGGCCGTAGCTTTAGGGTTGGCTAATTTGTAGGCACGAATTTTTTTAGATAACATTTCTCTCTCCTCAAATATAAATTGGCTTGTTAATTTTGTGCCACGCTTTGTGGCATTGCTCACATAACCACCGTACATCTAGTGGCTTGGTGTAGTCATCGTGATGACCCTCAATCTTTTCAACAGATCCACAGATTGAGCAACTACTTGCGGGGATAAGTTTCCCATCACGTATTGCATTGCCTGCAATAACATGAGTGGCGTATGCCATTGGGTAACGTTTGTTATACGCATCCATAGCTTTTTTCTTTGCAAGTTTTCCAGCTTCTGTTTGTTGGTAATCTTTACGTGCTTTAACACGATGCGGTTTGTTAGACCGCCTCTTGTCATATTCACGTATCGTTTCCAAATTAACCTCTCGGTGTTTATTAACTCTGCTTTTGACGCACGGTTTGCATTTGTTTAAATGCCCATCACCCATCGCGGCATGTTTGTAAAAATCACTTAAAGGCTTCTCTACACGGCACTCTCGACATACTTTCACGATTACTCCTTAAAACGGTATGCCTTAAGTATACCATTCTAGAATGGCACATCACTGTCGTCAGGATGACTCTGCGCTTGGTTCTCTTGACGGGTTCCGGCCTGTTCCTCAGGAACCCAACGGTTGACTGCCAATGACAAGTAAGTCTTGCCGTTGGTTTCGCTGACACGTTTCCATCCGGATAACTTAATCACGGTCAAACCGTTCTCAGTCTTTATGTTGGTCAAGTCTTTAAGATTGATGGCAATCGTTCCCCAGTAATCGGGGGATTCAGCCGTCTTCTTAATCTGACTGGCATGAAGATTACCGGAGTCAGGTCGCTCCTCAAAGGGCTTGCTATATGCTTTCTTTTGGTAGGTACTCATTTCTTTTCCTCAGTTAGTTGAAGCTTCAAGGTCTTGAAGCGGGATAAAACCTCCTCGTAAAGGGGAGGGTGCGTTGCCTTCAGCGAGTCAAGCTGAAGCTCATTGCTCTTCCAGTAGCTGTTTAAACCTGCTACGCTGGTGCAGTCGGATGTCCACTCAATCATTCCTTCGGTAAACAGCTTGCGGCTTTCGTCCGATGGATCCCATTCGGTGGGTTGTGCTTTGACCAAAACCTTTGGGGCAACCTTAGCCACAATCTTCTCGTACTTAGGCGCATCTTCCTTGCGGGTTAGTTCCCCCATTGGAGCCGTTGCCTGTGGCGTATAAGCCGTTTTCCCATCATCCTCCGGTAAGTCGGAACCCGCATAGATATAAATGCCCAAACCATGAAGCGCAAGGGCTTTGGTCATGCACCTCATAATCGCTGTATTGACGGCAAACGCATCAGGGTTAAGGATGGGTTTATTCTTGTAGTCCATGACGGGCAACATACAGGTCATTGGCTTGCCAAACATGGTGACAGTGACCCACACCAAGCCTGTGCCATTGACATCCATATAGGGCATTGGGGAGTACTGATCCCGATTAAATGTATGTACATTAAATGTAGCGGCAGGGTCAGCCTTAAGGGCTTCAGCCCACGCAAACGCCCATGAGAGGTACGTTAGGCCGTTCTTCTTCTCGGTGTGATCATTGACGTTGATCTTGAGTAAATCATGCGGAGACATTGAGTTCTCCTTGATATTGACTGCACCACTTGCTGACACCACAGAAGTCTCCTGTGCATCGCTTGGGTTCGCCTTTTCTTGTTTCGACATATCCTTTTTCCTTTTCTGCCAACTCTGTGGCTTCATCTATTGTTTTAAGTACACGGATCGCAGTCTTGCGACCCTCTCTCTTCACTGCATAAGTGGTTTCGCTCACCCACCTTTCGTCATCGGTACAGGGCTGTAAGTCCTCCCCGAATTCATGTTGCACCTTGGCATTACGGTGCATGTTTAAACGATCCCTGACGTAAGTCTCGGTCGTAACTGACTTCCACATTGGGATGTCAATCATCACCGCCTCTGCCTCAGGGTAGTTTTCCTGAGCAGAATGGGGCGTGTAATCTTTGACAATGGCACAGATCTGTAGGCCTACCACAGGCGTACCCTTGACAGTCTCTACCAACCACTTGTAAATATTCAATTGAGTAACCCAGTCATCCTTGTTGTTTGCCAAGGCTTGCATGACTGACCACGCCTTAACAAACTTGTAATCGATGATGACAACGCCTCCATCTACTTGTTGTTGGAGGTCAATTGCACCGCTGATCACCACGCCATCAATCTCAGTAAAGATGCGTTCCTCATTGATATAACCCTCAACTTCCTTTGCCTCAAGCTTGCCGTGCATGAAAGTCCCAAGTTGGGACGCAATCATCTTGGTAACATCAACCTCCATGTCTGCGTCATACTGTTCGCGTAACCTTCTAATTTTTGGTGGTGACATTAACTCAGTTACGCTATACTGTGATGCACCTTTACTGTAGTAGTTCCTAGAGAGCAAAGCCACTAACGGTGCGGGTAGCTTCTGATCGTTGGTTATCTTCATCTCTTCTCCAAAGGTTGTCATGAGTACAAAACACAATGATAGCGATGTTATAAAAGAATTGCAAGTACTGTCACAAATTATTTTTGGTGAGCCAGCTTCCAAAGCAAATTCTCGTAGAGTTGTACACTACGGTGGTATGTCTAGGCTGATTAAGTCTAAGAAAGCATTAAGCTACTCTGATGTATTTAGACAACAGTGCAAACCATTGGCCGTGCTGATGACGGGTGATCTAAGGATCACCATGCATATCTACTACGCATCAAGACGACCCGACTTAGATGAGAGCCTGATCCTAGACTTGCTTCAGGGATTGATTTATGTGAACGACCGTCAGGTTAAGGAGAGGCATACCTACTGGCATCTCGACCCTGAGTTGCCCCGTACAGAGATGATCATTGAGCAAACCCCTGAGGTGCACCCAAAAAAAAGCCCCTCCAAGCGTACTCAGAAGGGCTAACTCCAACAGGAGAGAGAATGGACAGGCAACTGCAAAGTAGTCTGTCGAGGGTTAGTTTAAACCAATAACGCAGGCGGGGTCAAATAATTTTATTTTTACTCGTTTCATAATACAAAACTAATAAACTCAACAAAATCAATAGGTTACTGAGTAACTAACAAAACCCAGCCTAATTTTTGGCCCCTGCATTAAACAACCCGGCGGTAACGTTTAAACGTATAGCGCATTCCCGGCGCAAGGCAGAATTTGGGTTAGCCATCGCTAAATTATTTTTTGTCTTTTTTTTGATACTGCTTGACACAACCTGAAAAGATGTGCTTATAATTCAATCGTTGTCGTCGTAGTCAACACGGAAAGCCATTTACACATGCCTCGCCCCGTTATGGGGAACTACGACGGGGCAGTTGTAAGTGGCTTTTTTAATTTCTACACCAACTCGCAGGCAATGCGGTTCCGTCGGTGGTTGCCTGTTAAATACCCTGTCACACGAGCAAGCACATAGCAGGGATGGTGGGCAAAGAATAGAGCCAGTGCGGTGGGACTTACGTCCTGAAGTCTGTTCAACGTGATGCGACGGCATGGCTCCGAAGGGAATACACGAAAGCGAACCTTACTTTTGAGTACGGTAAGGCTACGTATTGCTCAAACAATCACCAAAGGGAATATACAGGCTTACTAGGAGATGACATGAGACTATGCCAGTGTGGGGGAAATGTCCTGCAAGGACAACTGACCAGAGGCCGTGAATCTTGGAGTTGCAAAGCCTGCGGTCGATATGAAATATTTGGAGGTACAGATGAAGCAACGTGTTTACACAGTCGGGATGGGGGATCAGGTCAGACTGATCAGGGCATCCAATCGCAGACAAGCGATAGCGCATGTATCGTTAACTCTCTTGACAGTTAGGGTAGCGACACAGGAAGATTTAATTAACCAACTAACGAAAGGTATACCTATTGAAAACTACACACCTCCGGAGCAAATCGAACTAGAACTTTAAAACAAATGGAGTAAGAGAATGATCAATAAAGAAACGCCCGAACTAACAGGGCATCATGCAATTATTTATACGTGTCTCAAGCTGAACGGCCCACTGGGCAAGGACGGCATAGGCAGAAGAACAGGCTTAGATGTCAACCAATGCTCAAGGGCACTGCCTCTTTTGCAAAGGATGAACTGCATAGAACTAACTGGCT